AATTTATCTGGAAAATTTATTAGTAGAGAAATATATGATAATTTAGTTAGAACTCAAGACTATCTTGCAAAAAATCCAGCATCTTTATACAAAGGATATAAATATTTAAATCAACTTTGGAAATTATCCAAAACAGCTTGGAATCCTACAGTTCATCTTAATAATACTTTAAGCAATGTGATATTATATGACTTAGTAGATGGTAGTAATTTTAGAGAAAATATGGGTGCTGCCATAAAGGGACTTCTTGCAAAGGGTAAAGATAAAGAATCAGAATTAGTTACGTTAGCAGAACGTAATGGTTTATTTGAAGCAGATTTTGTTACAAATGAATTAAAAAGTGTAACAAACATATTAAAAAATAATCCATATGAAGTATTTGGTTCTAAAAATTTAGATGAATTTAGTCAGTCTGTAAGCGTTGGAAGAGTTATACTAAATGATTTAAAAAGAAGTTTTTTTGGATTAAAAAATGCCGCACAGTTTGGTGCTGATTTATATAAATTTGAAGATAATGTATTTAGACTTGCATTATTTAGAGATAGATTACAGAAGGGATATAGCCCAGAAAAGGCAGCCCTTGAAGGTAGAAGAGCTTTTATTGATTATAATATTGACGCACCAATTATAAACATAGCTAGAGAAACAGTAACACCATTTTTAGCATATACATATAGAGTGGTTCCAATATTAGCTGAAGCTGCGGTAACAAAACCATGGAAATATGCTAAATGGGCAGCACTAGGATATGGTTTGAATGCTTTAGGTGGTTATTTTGCTGGTGGAGATGAAGAAGCAGAACGTGCCCTAATGCCAAAAGAAAAATCTGGTAGATTTATGGGAATAGGTGCTTTACCATATAGAAATTTAAAAATACCTTTTGCTTTTGATGAATCTCAAAATCCTCTATATGTTGATATTACAAGATTTGTACCTGGCGGTGATGTTTTAGATATAAAAAATAGTTTTGTTCAAGTTCCTCTTCCAGGTATTCCAACACCTTTACAACCTTCACTAGGACTTCTAGGAGATGTAATAATACCACTTTTTGGATATGACACTTTTAAAGGAGATAGATTAAAAGGATTAGGTCAAAGCCAAACAGAAGATTGGAAAATAAAACTTAAAAAAATTTTTACAAATATTACTCCAAATTTTCCATTTTTTCCTGGTTCATATAGCACAGAAAGAATTGAAAGAGCAAAAAGAAATGTACCATCTATATATAGAACTCCTGAAACTGAATTAGGTGCTGTTTTTAAATCTCTTGGATTTAAATATAATGAAGCAGATTTAGATGTTTTAAGAGCAAATAAAATAGAAGAACTAAATAAAGCATTAAGACCATTTGAGGAAAGTGCAACAGAAATAAAAAATCAGTACATTGCTGGAAAAATAAATGCAGAACAATTTGAAAAAAATATAATAAAAAATTCAGAAGAAGTTGCACGTATTGTTAATCGTTATAGTAAAAAACTTAATCTAAACGCACAATTAAAAAATAGAAGAGAATACTTAGAGGGATTTCTAGCGTTACCTGGTGAAATTATTGATCAAACAACCAGAATGCTAGACACATTTAGACAATAATAATGAAAATACATGAAATAAAAAATAAAGAAAGTATAATTCAAATTCAAGGAGAATTAAAATTATTACATCACAAAATTAATACTATTGAGAATAATCATCTTAAGCACATTCAAGATGATATAAGTAAAATTATTAAAATTCTTATTAGTATTGGATTGTTTGTTGGTGCACAATTTTTTTATTTATTAAAAGACCTTATCTTAAAGTAATGTTTGAAGATGTAAAGGAACGTATTAAAAAACATGAAGGTTATGTAAATAAAATATATTTTGATAGTCTAGGTAAAGCTACAATTGGCTATGGGCATCTGGTTCTACCAACAGATAACTTTAAAGAAGATATAGAATATAATAAAGAGTTACTTGATGAAGTGTTTAATAGAGATTTTTTAATAGCTAAACGTGATGCTATAGAATTACTTCAAAATATCTCAATAATAGAAAAAGCTAAAGGTATTATTATTGAAATGGTTTTTCAATTAGGTAAAACTGGAGTATCAAAATTTAAAAAAATGTTTGCTGCCTTATCTATAAATGATTATAATGAAGCTGCAAATCAAATGCTAGATTCACAATGGAGAAAACAAACTCCTAAAAGATGTGAAGAATTATCAGAACAAATGAGGAGTTGTGCCTAATGTGGTGGAATATATTACCAACAATATTTAAGACTGGTGTTGAGATTTATAAGAATCATAAGCAATCAGAACTTTTAGAATCTGAAGCTGAACGTAGATATTATGAACGTATGGCTAGAGGTGAAATAGAATATCAGCGAGATGTATCAGATCAACACGATAAGACATGGAAAGATGAATTTGTTTTAATAATTGTCTGTATTCCTATTCTTGTTTTATCGTATGCTATTATAAGTGATGATGCTAATATTAAAGCTAAACTAGATTTATTTTTTAGTTATTTTGATAAATTTCCAACATGGTATCAATGGTTAATTGTTGGAATCTTTGGTGCAATCTATGGATTAAAACCAACGTTAGATATATTTAAAAAATAAATGTATTTTATAACTGTAGTTCTACTTTTTTTAAATGAATCTAATTCTTTAGAAAGATATAAAGTTGTAAACGAATATTTACCATTCTATAAAAAAGAAATATGTGAAGAATATATTAAAGATTATGAATACGCAATAGTTTCATCTATTCAACGGGCACTTATGTATTCAAATATTAAACTAAATTCAATTGAACAAATTTCTTGCGAAACTCCAGAAGAATATAAGGCAGCAAAAAATATACTTAAACTTAAATAATGATTCCTGGATATATAGTTTGTCCAAAATGTAATGGAGATAAAAGTTTAATAAAATTTAAACATGTAATAGATAAGAAATCAGAATATAAAGATTGTGATTATTGTCAAAATCAAGGTAAAGTAGAAAGAAATGAAAAAAACTTATCATTATATTACGACAAACTGCATATATAAATTATGTATTGGGATATGTTGTTTATTAAACCAATGTAAATGTAAAAAATTAAATGTATCTAAACGCAAATATACCTCTCATTGAATGTTATGTTAGAGGTAACTATTTAAGAAATCAGCAAGATAGCCACGATAAATATTTTTGGTGTGTAATATTTGGTGTAACAAGTATACCTAAACAAGTGCCTTTATTTAATTTTATAATGGAAGATGGTGGTGTATGGTGGCGGTCACCTATATCTGCTTTCTGTAATGAAGAAGGTATACCTGAACAACCATTATCAGAACTATGTTTATGGGATAGTTTCTCATACAATATTGCAGTTACAACCTTTCATCAATTAGCAGGAAGTAAAATTAAATTTCTACAAAGAAATAAGAAAGAACAGCTTGGCAAGTATCTCTTCACTCTAGACTGGTCTGAAGGTGATTTTAATGAATTAGATTTTGGCTATGCATCTAAACCAGATCAGCATAAATGTGGTCATGTAATAGAAATGGATAATGGTAATTTTGCTATACAACCTAATAATAGAATAAGAGTATTTGATTCTAATATGGGTGTTAATTGGAATGAACCACCATTAATTAATAGACTAGTTAATACCTATACATGGAGTGTTGAGGATCAACCTAAATGGACTACTGTAGAAAAAGAAATAGGAGAATACGATTATCAGTACGAAAATACTGAAAAAAATAAAAAAAGTGAAAAATAAATTATTAGTTCACAAACATTTAATCGTAAGGGCAGAAACAATAAGCCCACCTATGGATGAGGAATTTCTACAACAATGGTTAAAGAAATTTATAAAAACTATTGGAATGAATATTATGATGGGACCATATATTAAATATTGTAATATGGTTGGTAATCGTGGTCTAACTGGTATTGTTATAATAGAAACTTCTCATATTGCTATGCATATTTGGGATGAAGTTAATCCATCCTTAATGCAATTTGATTTATATTCTTGTGGTAATTTTAATCCAGAAAAGATATGTGAAATTATAAATACTGATTTTTGCACTACAAAGATTGAATATAAATTTTTAGATAGAGAACAAAATCTAAAAGAAATAAATACAAATAGTTTTAATTATATAGATCATCAAATGTATGATGAACTAGGATATTAATAATTCTACTTATATCTATTGATATAATAGCAGAGGCAACACAACTGCTCCCCAGTGGAATAATATTAATTTAAAACAAGTTATATAATAATGAAAAATAAAAGTACAGTAAATAAAGCTGGTAATTATACAAAGCCATCTTTAAGAAAAAGATTATTTAATTCTATTAAATCAAGAGCAGTTATGGGAACTGCCGCTGGTCAATGGTCAGCACGAAAAGCACAATTATTAGCTAAAAGTTATAAGGCTAAAGGTGGTGGATATAAATAATGATTACAAAAATAAAAAGAGACCCTAAGGTAGGAACAGGTAAAAAACCAAAAGGATCTGGTCGTAGATTATACACAGATGAAAATCCTAAAGATACCGTTGGTATAAAATTTGCTACTCCTATGGATGCTAGACGAACTGTTGCTAAAGTAAAAAGAATAAATAAACCATATGCTAGAAAAATACAAATACTAACTGTTGGTGAACAAAGAGCAAGGGTTATGGGTAAAACACAAGTTGCATCTATATTTAAAAAAGGTAAAGAAAGTATAAGAAGAGAGAGGAATCTGTAATGGCTCTTGCAAAAAGTCAAAAATCCTTAAAGGCATGGGGAGATCAAAAGTGGAGAACTAAATCTGGTAAACCATCTTCAAAAACTGGAGAACGATATTTACCAGAGGCAGCTATTAAATCTTTAACTCCTGCAGAATATGCAGCTACAACAAAAGCAAAACGTGAGGGTAAGAGGCAGGGAAAACAATTTGTAAAGCAACCTAAAAGTATTGCTAAAAAAGTAAAGCAATATAGACAAGTTAATTTATGACAACTAATATTAAAGAAAAACTTAAAAGATATGGCTTAACAAATTTAAATCAACCAAAACGAACACCATCACATCCTACTAAAAAAGCTATTGTCGCTGTTAAAAATAATGGTGGAATAAAGGTTATAAGATTTGGTGATCAGAAGATGGGACATAATTATAGCCCAGAAGCTAGAAAGAGTTTTAAAGCAAGGCATGCAAAAAATATTGCTAGAGGTAGTACAAGTGCCGCCTATTGGGCAAATAAAGTATTTTGGGCAGGACCTGGTGGTTCCGTAAAACAACCTCCTAAAACCCAAAAACATGTTAAGGGTAAGTGAAATATAAGATATTATTTATAATAATAATAATCTTAGTAATAATAATAAAAATAATAATGAATAATCAAACTATATCTAAAGAAAAATTTCCTAAATTTGTATATGATTTAGCTAAAAAGGAAATTATAAAATTTCCAGAAGAATCTATTGT